ACAAGGTTCTGACTCAAGATCAAGTAAGATTAACTAATCAAATTCTTCAGTTTGAAGAAAAAAGAAAAGCAGAACGAAAAATTCTTGCAGATGACAGGGCACGGTACACCAACTATTTGAATAGTTTGCCTGCCAATCCTACTCAAGATCAGTTAATTCGCCTAAGTGCGTTAAACAATGCGGTTAGCGCTCAAGAACTCATCGTTGATGAGTATGACGCTCTTATAAAGAAAGCCGCTAAAGAATTAGCCGACAAAAAGGCTCAATGGGACATGCAATCAATCATCATGAACAGTCCTGACGGAAAATACCATAAACCAAGCAGCAACAAAAAAGTAGACAACAAAGTTGTTGATAAAAATAATAAGGGCTCTAAGCCAGTGCTTCCTCCTGGAACGGGAGGTAAAAAGGATCCTAGAAATGCTCAGTACCGCTATAACGTTCAAATGGTATCTGAGGCTTACTTTAATCCTTTTAGCCTTCAAGCAAAAGAACTTGCAGAGCAAGGTTTATTTGTAGATCCAGGTAACTACCAAAATGCTCGACAAGCCTGGCAGGGCCAGGGAGGTCGTGGCACTATCCAGATGGATGCAATATTTGCTTCAGAACAATCAATTAACGATCTGTATCTAGGAAAAAAAGACGCTCCACCATTGGATGCAAACCTTTACGGATTTAAATTCCTTTACAACCCACAGACTATTGGCATGGCTTGGGGAGTACAGCAAGAAACGGTTCCATCATTTGAAGCCAGTGGTCAAGACCTTGTAAACCCTATCGCATCTGGTCTTGTTACAAGTACCTTGTCCTTTTCTCTTATGTTAAACAGAATTCGTGACATGCATTACCTTGATGCTAATGGTCTAAAAGTCATTGAAGGAGTAAGCAATGACGGTTCCGACCTTGATCAAATTAAAGCCGCAACTCAAAACATTCGTCAATTAACTTCTACAATTACAGGGGTTGTTAACGGAAAGAGCCCGTATCCAGATGGAACTAAGGTAGAAGATCTAAAAGAAATCTATCAAAAGGGAACCATGTACGACATGGAATACCTTTTTAGAACTATTCAAGGTCCACACGGTAACTTCCAATCAAACATAAATGGTTGGACTGCAGATAAAGGATGGATGAGACCGTCCATTGTTGAAGTTCACCTAGGTAATAGGCTTCGTTATCGTGCAAGAATTACTGAACTATCAATCAACCATGCAGTATTTGATGCAAGAATGGTTCCTATTCTTTCGACAGTTAACATGACCTTAGCCAGGTTTAATGACTACCAGACAACTGATTACAGTAACTACAACCAGACACCAAAGACACCGTAGGAGTAACTGATGACTATATTTGCAGATAGCCGTTACGCTGAAGGCACGCAATTTCATGCCTATGATTCTCGTACAGGAAAAGTACAAAACACTGTATTTAGAACATGGCCAAATGTTGTTCAAACATTTTTTTACTATAATTGGGTAGAGGGAGATCGTATCGATCTTCTCTCAAAGAACTTCTATGGAAGATCAGACCTGTGGTGGCACATCATGGATATAAACCCACAGATTTTAAATCCTTTTGAAATTGCCCCAGGAACACAAATAAGGATTCCTCGTGCCCAGTGATGTAACTAGAGGTCAAGTTGACGTACAGAATCGGTTTGGAGCAACTTTTTCTGTAACTTTTCCTGATTTCCCTAGTTTTGACGTACCTCCAAGAAACTTTAGGTTGCATCAAGAAGCAGGTAAGCATGATGTCATGGAAATCCTGTTTGCTACCTTTAGCCAATTTTATTTTAAAACGTTAAAGACAGGCGTACCTGTACACGTAAGTTGGTCAACCGATAAGGCCAAGGGTAACTTCTACGGGTATGTTCACCATGTATCCCACACAACACAGTCTACTCTGCAACGTCCTGTGACTATTCGTGCCATTGGTTCTTCTTTTCCATTAAAAGAAGGTGGAAATAAAATTTGGGTAAAAAAGACTGCCCCAGATATTGTTACAGAATTAGCCAAGCAGGTTAAGTTGAAGCCTGTTGTAACCCCCGACACCAACATCTTTCCTCAACAGTCTCTCTCAGGACACACACGTTGGGAAAAGATTGGCGAACTTGCAAACAGGATTGGTTATGTTCATCAAGTTGTAGGTACTGAACTTCACTTTCATCCCCTTGACACAATGGTCACCAAGATGATGAGCACAATGCCAGTCATGTCTTTTCATGCGGATTCTTCTGGACCGCAAGATGCAGTGCTATCCCAAACTTTGGATAAATTTATCCCAAAAATTGGAGATCATTTTGACAAGGAATTGCACTCTAGAAAAGATAAGACAGTTACAGGAATTGACCCCTTTACTGGACAGACCTACTCAGTAACTGCAACTCCAAGCAAAGTGGGTGTAAAACTTCGCACAACAACCAAAGACGCTTTGTTCTCTCAGACTCTTCCCACCGCAATTACTGGAAGCAAGAGAATGGCAGAAACACTAGCCAAGGCTCATGCAACTTTATCTAAATTCTCCATGCATGCAGATGGCGCTGGTCAAGGAGATCCTCGTATCTCTCCTTATCGAACCATTGAGGTAAGGGGTACAGGAGATACAACAGATGGTTTTTGGGTCATCAATAGCGTAACTCACTTTGTCAGTTGGGATGGTCGTTATCTTGTGGACTTCACCTGTATGTCGGATGGAACTGGTGAGAATAAAGCGGGGGTAAATCGTCCGTCGTATGCGGGTACTGTTCCTGTTATTCCAATCAACACATCAGCAAGACCAACAAAGCCAACATCAGTTAGACTAAGTGGTCAAGTTGCTTTAATCAATCAAAGCAAATCTGGGTTTAAATTAGCGCCAAGAAGATGGGAAGGTAAATGAACAAAGAAGTAGCAATATCTTTACCGTTCTCTATCGATTCATACGGAAAAATAAGTCAAACTACAGACCAAGCAAAGATCTGGTCTGATCGTGTTCGTTCTGTAATCGGAACAGGTCTGAGAGAGCGTGTGATGCGCCCAATCCTTGGTACCAGCATTCCATCGGCAGTTTTTGACTCTCAATCAAACGCTACTGACCTAATAAAGCAAGAAGTCGCTAACTCTTTTGCTCAACAATTAGGGCTTCTAACACTTTCTGAAGTAAACACATCTTTTGATGAATACACAGGAGTTATGAATGTTTCTATTACTTATGACCTTCCAAATGCCGAAACTGCAATCGTTAATATTGGTTTAGCGACGATTGTAGGAAACTTACCGATTAACCAGGAGCCGCTATGACATCTACTCCAGTATCAACAATCCCAGTATCAATTGACTACACCAGTAAAGATTACTATTCCTTACGTGAGGAAGTAATTGCTCGTGTTCAGGACCGAATTCCTTCATGGACAGCAACTGACCCTCACGATTTTGGTGTTGCCTTAGTAGAAGCCTTTGCATATCTGGGTGACATAATGACCTACTACATTGATCGTGCGGCAAATGAGGCCTTCATTGACACCGCAACACAACGTTCAAGCGTTATCAACATTGCTTCAACTTATGGGTACACCGTTGCTGGATATAGCGCCGCTTTTACAAACTTAACCTTTACAAATACAGCCACTTCTTCTTTAACTATCCCTGAAGGAACAATTGTTTCTGGAGACATCATTTCTGGCGATACCGTTCAAACTGTTGAGTTTACTACTGAAGTAGATTGTGTTGTTTACGGAGCAGATGCAGAGACACAGACTCCTGGTCAAGGAGTTGTTAGTGCAAATCATGGACGTTCTGTCATTACAATTTCAGGAAATGCTAATTCAAATGGTGAATTGATTGGAACATCCAGTGGTCTTCCAAACATGTACTTTGAATTGGGAGAAACTCCAGTAGTTTCTGGAAGTATTGAAATTTATGTACAAGAAGGTGATGTGTTCTCTAAATGGAAACAAGTACAACACCTTATAGATTACGGTCCTTCTGACCTTGTCTTTACTACCTACACTGATGAAAATGACATTGTAAGCATTAACTTTGGTGATGGAATATCTGGTGCAATTCCAACTTTGTTTTCAGAAATTAGAGCAAAGTACACAATTGGTGGAGGAGTAGTAGGAAACGTACCTTCGGGATCATTAACCACCATTGTTTATGTTCCAGGCTTAACAGAAAGTCAAATGACTGCTTTACAAAACACCCTTACCGTAACAAACGACACAACAGGTCTCGGTGGAAACGAACCTGACTCTATTGAAACTATTCGCATGATTGCTCCCATGTCACTTCGGGCTAATAACCGAGCGGTAACTCGACAGGACTATGCAGACCTTGCGCTTCGTTCATCAGTAAGTGGTAGCAGTGTTGCCAAAGCAAACGCAACTGGAACATGGCCATCTGTAACCTTGTACATCGCTCCTTCACGAAGCGATCAAGATTCTGATATTGCTCCTGGGTTAGATGGAACAGGAGTAACGCTAAACGGAAATCCAACAATTGAGTTCACAACATTGGCATCAGATGTAACAAGTTATCTATCTGACAAGATAATGATGGGAACCACAGTCTCTGTTCAACCTCCTACTTATGTGGATGTTCTTATTGCTATTCAATACACCAAACAAGATCAGTACAGCACATCTGAAGTAGAACTTGGTATAAAGAATGCTTTATTGAGTAAATTTGGTTACACAAACATGTTTTTTCAACAGACTATTACTCCTCAAAATATTGAATATCAACTGTCTCGTGTACCTGGAGTTCTAAGTCCTAAGATTACTGCTCTTCATAGACTTGGAGGAAGTGGTCTTCTCACCTTAACTGGTGGTGCTGGAGAAATCTTTAGATTCACAGAAACCAACACAAGTGTTACGGCTGCTTAATGGACTCCATCAAAAGACTGCACGGTATTTATCGTGCAATTGTCCATGACAACAGAGATCCAGATAACCTTCGCCGTTTAAGACTAAAGGTACAAACTACTGGGTTTAATGCGGATTCAATTACTGATTGGGTTTGGCCTGTAGACATTACTTCAGTGTCTGTTGACATCCCTTCTGTAGGTCAAGGTGTTTGGATAACATATGCTGGAGGGGATCCAGAATACCCAGTGTGGTTAGGATCTTTTGGTGGACATCAAGCCAAATCTAAAAAAGTACTAATAAAGTCTCTTTCTAATACAACACCTTTAACAGGTATCTTAGATCAAATTATTGTTGTGAATAATCCTGATGGTACTCAGGAATTTGACCTTATTGCCAGCCTTCTAGCGATGGCGGCAAAAATAAAAGATCATGAAACCCGTATACACACATTAGAGACAACTCCAGACATAGACCCAAGGTAGTTCAGCAAGTAAATCGAGGGCAAACCAGAGAAAATAGACCGTTAAGTCAGAAGGGAAGTAACGTGGCAGTTCAATATCCAGGAGCAGTGAAGACCTTTAGCACAAAGGTAGACTTCGCTGACACAATCCTTGCCGAGCACGTGAACAGCCTTCAGGACGAAGTAAACGCCCTTGAAGCAAACTTAGGAACCTATATTCGTACAGGATCTGGGTGGGTAGGGTCATTTGATCAAATCACAACTTCTTGGCCTACCCTTAAAGACCGTATTGCTAACATTGAGTATGGAATTACAAAAGCGTTATCTCAATCTGCTCCAGCAGGCGGAAGTCAAAACCAAGTTCTTACCAAGAATTCGGCTTCAGATTACGACTATTCTTGGGCTACAGTAAACGCCCTTCCTTCTTTTCAAGATAATGCTGGAAAATATTTGACCAATGATGGGAGCACGGCAAAGTGGGAAGCGGTAGAGTCTTCTATCAGCCCAATCCTTTTAATCGGAGCGTAATACATGGCAAAGTACGGCAGTAACGTTTATGGGGCACCAGTTTATGGTGAGACCCCTAAATTGGCGTACTCCGTTGAGCCAATGGCTGTAACTGTAATTAACTTCAATGAGACCTATGTGTCTTGGAAAAACCCAACAGGAAATTTTACAAAAATCAGATTGGTAAGAAATCAAAACGGATTCCCTGAACATTCTGAAGATGGAATAATTATTTGGGAAGAAAATGCTTCTGAAGGTACGGTAAGCAGAAACCTATTTAAAGATGGTGAAGACAACCTAAACAGCATTCCAATTACTCCTGGTCGTCAAATTTACTACCGAATGTTCCTATTTACTTCAGCAAAAGTCTGGATCAGTGCTGGTCTTGCTACTGATGTAGTTCCTAGAAGCCATAGTGCACAAGACAAACTAATGAACATCTTGCCTAAAGTATTTACTACTGATGAACAGAGCCCACTAGCCATTGTTAACCCAGACTCTACTCTTGCCAAGTTTTTAGATGGAGTGTCTTTTACCTACGAACAATTTTTAACTTTTATTGACTTACTAAAGCCTCATCACTCAAATGAAGACCTTCCCTTTGCTTTGATCCAAAATGAGGTAGGAACTTTAGGTTTAAACTACGAAAACAATCTTCCAACAAAAAATCAAAAGATGCTTATTCGTGAAGCGCTATACTTGTACCAACACAAGGGAACTATCAAAGCACTAGACGCTTATGTCGAGGCCCTTACTGGATGGGCTCCTACTACCACAGTCTCTTCAAACTTACTTTTAAGTCCACAAGACTCTACCTTCTATCAAACAGTTGGTAACTGGACTCACACTTCTGCGGGAACTTTGACCTCAGACATAACACAGTCTGACCTTCCAACGGGAACAAACATCCTAGACAACAAATACACCTGCAAGATTGTTGCATCAGGCGCAGGCTCTATGAGCCTAGGTATGGACAGCCCAATCATGAAGGGAGTACCTGTTGTTGAGGGTACTGATTATATTCTTTCATTTCAAGTAAAAAAGACTACTGGAACAGGAACCTTTACTCCTGCAGTTACATTCTTTGATTTTCAAGGAAACTCTTTAACAACTCATACTGGTACCTCAATAACACCAACAACTTCTTGGCAGATGAAGACTCAGGCAGTAACTTCTGATGCTAAAGCAAGTTACGGTGGGATCACTTTATCTTGGTCAGCAGCAGGAACTTATTTTGTAGACATGGTGTGTTTGCAAGCAGGTACAACAGCAGCGTACGACGAAGCACGTGCAATAACTACTTTTGTGTCTCCAAACAAAACAAACTTGATAAACAATCCTTCCTTTGAAACAAATGTCACAGACAGTTGGGTAAAGACTGGTTTGGTAACTGTAACTCAAAACTCAGATGTATCTACAGAAGCCTACACAGGAAGCAACAGCGCCAAACTAGTTGCAACTGGACCTTGGACCCTTACTACTCCAGGTATCCCAGTAACTGCAGGTGACTACTATGTCATTTCCTCTTTCTTTAAATCATCTTCTGATTTGACAATCAGCCTCATTGGTAAAGATGCAAACGGAGACCCAACAACTACAGACGTTTACACTCCAGGAACATCTTCTGATTGGGGAAGATTCTCTGGAACAAACGTCATCGATGCTGCGTCTACTACCGTAACTTACGATGTTGAATTCTCAGGGGATTCGGGAACTTTTTACATTGACTGCGTTCAATTTGAACGAGGTGGTCGACCAGTTTATGGACAACTTCCTGACATAAACGGAAATCTTGCATACGGAGTTATAGGCCTCACTGCTACAGAGTATTTTGACGGAAACCTTCCCGCTAGTTTTGGTGCCGTATGGCAAGGAACAGCAAACAATTCCCCTTCCTCGGTGTACTACAACAAGGACATCAAGATGGACCGTCTGACTAACACGTTTGACGATTGGATGGCTCCAAATCTGTTTTGGAAATTAGTCTCTTATGACGGCGTAGAAGGACACTCAACCATAGTGTAGGCTCTGGGTCATGACTGACCTACTTATACTATCTGTACTATCCGCACTAGCAATCACCTACGTAATAGAGATACTTGATCTAATTACTTATTTGTTCTTTGATAAGGCAGCACTGAACAAGTTCTTATCTCTTCCATTAAGTTTTGGCGCTATGTACTCTCAAATAGGAATTCATAAAAGTCTAATCATCACTGTTCCTGCAGTTACATTTGCATCCATCGCAATAAGCAAATACATTAACAAGCCTGTAATACTCAATAGCATTTCGAGAGGGCGTTAATGAAGCGTATTATTGTTATTTCTTTTAAAGATGTAGATGTGTCAGACGGCCTCGATAAACTGGTAAAGAAATACCCAGAAGCAACTGTCTGTTTTCCAGTAACGGGAGATGACTTATTCTTCCAGAGTGTTGTCCAAGTGTGTCAGGACAACAATTCAAAGATCCACTGCTTTATCCCAGAGATGGGCGATGACGTAAATGTCATCCCTATGAATGACCACAAGGTCACAGTCTCACAGAATCCTGTTAAAGAGTTACTTCGTCATGTAAACTCTGACGATGTCTTGGCATTGGTGTGGGACGACAGTATTGAATGCCACATGGCACTTCACTCTGTAGAGGATTACGGACTAGAGGCGTGGGACATCACCGAAGGTCTTGACCCAATCGAGGTCGACTACACAGAGAACGATGTTCATAGCGAGATGTTTGTAGACATGATGGACAGCGTTCAGGTGGTCGTTGAGAAGATGACCTTGTACATAACCGCAAGCATCCTAGAGTCGTTGAACCAGGTCATTGGGGAGAACCTGGAAAGTTTGAAAGACATAGACCCCTTCGACGAGTAGGCTGCCGCCCGTGGAAATCCCTGTAGAAGCCTATTCAGCCAATTTGACCGATTTTCAGTTCCGACTGCTGGCAATTCTTTGCCTCAAATCAGGCTCTGAAGGCCGTTTTAAGACCTCCGTGGCTGACTTGTGTGCACTGACTGGCAAATCCAGTGACAAGACGGTCAGATCTGGCCTCAAAGCCTTGGAAGAACAGGGCTTCCTGACCCGCACCTCGACCCGCCGAGCAAATGGGTTCAAGGGCAAGGACATCTACGAGATCGTGGTAAAAAATTACCAAGGGAAAAAAATTACCGTGGTAAAAAATTACCGCACCTCACATGGCTATAAGTCAGATGGCTTAATAGCCAATAAG